GCCGTCAAGTTCACTCTTAACCTTCCGTGTTGAAAGGCGCGGGAGATAGAACTCGACTCGCTGAAAATTCCGATTGTATCGCTTCCGAAACAGTTGCATATTTAATGCTTCTGCTTGAAGAGGCGATGCCACAATCTTACAAGGATAGGATGACCGAGAAGTACCAAAGGGAATTTTCCCATAGGTATCCTCGACATACTTCCAAATAAGAGAGCTAACTGGAATGTATCCTTTTCTCTCCATTTGATTGGCGAGAGAAGAATACGCAGCTAGAGCGGACCCGTCGAACTTCTTGTTCGACCACCGGGTATGTAGCCGCAGAGGGGTAACATCGATGCCTTTAAAAGCATCCATGCCACAACTCTCACGGAATTGCCCAGTGATTCAAGACTTGTCACGATTGACCAATAGGCCAACCGACTCAAGAGCTTGTATGCTAAGCAAAGCCCACTCTGTAGGAACGATTATATCGTCCCCATAGACATAGACTTGCCTTCCCACTCTTTCCAGTGGCAAATTCTTACCGCGTATTACCGCAGAGACAATAACCACCCAGAAGATATACGCTTCAACAGGAAAGCATAAAGCTGATCCCATTGGCGCATACTTCTGGAGGGGTATTACTCTCCCATCTGGGAGCTCAGTCTCGGTCGTACGGCAGGCTTCTAATGCTCGAACCAGTTCTGGAGAACGCTTAAAAATTCTCCGAACGAGTTCAAGTGAAACCCTGTCTGACGCATCTTTGAGATCAAGGGTAGCAAAACGCTCGCTAGTAGAACTAGTCTGCGCAAGGCTACGATTGATGTCTTGATGCGTGAAATTGATACGACCTCTCGTATACCTGTTACGGTATTCAAGATGGTTTGCCAACTTCCGCCCGAGTCCCTGCTGAATCCACTGGTATTCCAGAGGTTCGCAGGAAATAAGGCGCGGACCCCGTGAATCTTTTGGTACGAGTACGACTCTGGCACGTCCTCTTTCGAGGCGTTGCAAAAGACGATACCAGTCCAATCGATCGGTAAGTTCGCGAGCCCCTCCGACAACATAATAGTTGTAGTAGGGGAAGACCTGGTGAATAGCATCAAAAAGTCGGGTAAAGACCCACTTTTCTTCAAGCTTCTCACCTGTCGCCACCGCTCCCGGCCCATGTCGCGGTAGAATGTCTTTGTGGTTGAATCCATAAAAGACTTTCTGCGTGATGATTTCCGCCAACTGAAATAATTCAGTGGAAGAGGGATCATCGGCCAGCTTGAGGCCCGCATCTGTAGCTATGAAGTTCTCGATTACTCGAGATTCTTCAGCAACAGAATAGGGTAGCTCTAGCTTATACGCGAAAAAGCATACCTGTCGCAGAAACTTTACTGCTTCAGGGCATGCTTCGGCCAAAAGTAGACCGTGTTCATCGAACACTAGGTTAAAGTACACCTGCAGAAATGCGGGCCTACTTGCTCCACTTTGAGAGGAAAACTCTCTAATGGGGTTGAACCTACCACTCACCAAAGCTTGATCAATAGCCTTTCCCAATCGGGGAAGGGTCTTGGTCAGGAAGGCGAGTCCTTCGGAAGAGAAGCGAGACTTTAAGGTCTCAACATCCCTTCCTAAGGATTTGTGTACTGATGAATCGATCTCGAGAGGACCACTCCGAACAAGCTGCGCATGCAGGCGGAGATAAAATATCTCCTCTTGGCTTTTCAAGGGACCTTGTTTCAAGGCGACCTTCCAAGGCCAAGTAACGCTTGCGCACCCACTTGCGACCTAGGGTGCAAGTATCATCTTGCGAAGATGGTAA